CTGCGTCTTCTAACTTCAAGTCATATGACGAACTCAAGGCACGGCTCGATGCAGTTCTTGCCGGTACAGTAACGGTTGGTAAGGCAGAGGATGTCATGGAGGATGCACCAGTTGCAGAACCCAAGGTTGACACTGCTCCTGCTCCAAAACCTACTGTGTCAGATGATGATGACGACGATGCAATGTCGTATTTTGAGAAACTTGCTAACGAGTAATTAACTCAACTAATCTAGGAGAACAGAAAGGGGGGAACGCGGTTCCCCCCTTTATTTTAGAGTGTTACCCAAAAGTACTATAAGCTACATTATCTGTACTCATCGGGACCGCACCGACTGAGTAATTCTGCGATGTGCTCGTTGACGTATTTGTTGATGCGTCTACAACGGATGCCCCACCACCAGCTCTAAGTGCAGCAAGTTCTGCTTTCTTCGCTTCGAGTTCTTTTTGTGCTGCTTCTAATTTTGCTATGTCTCTCGCATGTTCTTCATCTGATTCACCACTGGTGACGCGGAAGCCCGCGACAGTGCGCGCACGATCTTGTTTTTCGGCATCTCTCCCTAAGTAAGTAACCCGTTGTTCTTGACGACGCACCTCTTGGGAAAGTTCCCTCATTCTTTTTTCTCTTTCCTTTTTTTCTGCCTCCGCTTTTGCTTTTGCTTCAGCTTCTGCCTTTTCTTTTGCCTGTTGTTCTGGTGTTTTTTCACCCACTAGTCCTAAAAACCTTGTAAATTTGTTATCTGGAATAAGTGATGCAAAATCAAAGTTTGTTATTATGTCAACGATTTTTTCTACTAGGTTGAATGGGGCACGAACAATGTCCATGATTAGGTCTTTAAAACTAAATTTCTTGAGTGCTTCTGATGTCTCATCAAATCCAAATTGTTTTAGAACCCACGCAACTCCACTTTTTAACAGGTCTAAGGGAGCGCCAATCAAATTACCGAATAGTTTGGCCAAACCCTCTTTGAGTCCAGCAAATACTTTTTCTGCTGTGTTACCCTCTTTCGCTGTAAATCCATCTATGAAACCAGTGATGAGATCAAACGCGCCCATTAGAATTGTTACAGGTAGAAAGATTTTACCTATAACTCTTCCTACGGTGCCTGCAAATTTCTCTATGCCCTTAGCACTAGTGGTTAACCTAGTAAAAGTTTTAACCTTATCAAACATTGTTCTAAAGAAATTACCAACAGGTGCAAAGAAGTTTTTAAGAGTTGTTAAAACACTCTTTACTTTATCCATTGATAGAGCACCAAATTTAGTTCCTTTAAATGACTCTTTTAACCCCTTAAATAAATTAGTTAGAGGTGCAAAGAGTTTTCCTATCTCACCAGCTCTTGTGAGCCTTTTTAAAGCTGCAAACTCAAGTTTCAGCGTTTTGAAGAATTCAACAAGTGCAATAAAAGGTGCAGCGACAAGTGCTGCGACTACCCCAAGACCTTTAAATCCTTTATCTTTTAATCCTGCTAGGAAACTCTTGTTTAGATTAACTATACCACCAGCGATACTCTCAAGGAGTGTTTGATTTTTCCTTTCCTGTGCTTCTTCTTTTGCTTCTAACTCCTCTTGTTTTGCACGATTAGTCTGTTTAAGACTTCTTTCCTGTAGAAAATTATTTGCGTCCATTTGTTTTTCTAATCTGCTTGCTTGATTATCTAACGCTTCCCTAAGAGAAATAAATTTACCATCAGCATCTTTTAACTGTTGACCCACCATGTCCTTCACGAAACTTTCATCAAAACCCAAGAGATTGTTCGCAGCTTCTCCCATCTTTTCAATCTGTGTCTCAAATGCCTTGTTAGCACGGTTTCGCATCTCCATTGTCTTGAACTCTTCTTTCGTGAGTCCAAGACGTTGTGCGAGTAATTCCTTCTCTTTCCTGTCTTTGAGTGCAGCAAACCCTTTATTGAATAATGTCTTACCAACATTACCCAATGTCTGAACGCCGGGAATTTGTTTAAATGAGTTTACGAATGGGTCAGTGACTTTCAGTAAGTCCTTACCGACAATCTTACCAACCTCTTTGCCAGTGTTCTGACTCAACTCTTTTGTCGCTTTGTTGAGTTCCTTTACTGCATCCGAAAACTCTTTTGCTTGTCCCAATTCAGCCATTTAACTTCCTTTGTTCTTGTTCTACTCTTTCATTTTCCTCTTCAATATATTTCATGGTTAAACCAATATAAATTTCTCTTTCCCACGGCATCATATTTTCTATCTCCGTCAAACTAAAGTTATGATGAAACATCATGTTCCAGTTCAACTCATAATACAGTTTAACTGATATATGCGCCATGGTTAAGAAAAAAAATCACCAAGCCCCTCAAGCAAAACCTCATTCTTCTTTTTAGTCTTTGGGTTTTTAACGTCAATGATGTGTCTCAGTTTTGGCATAGTCTCAAAAAACTCTTGAACCTTTGCCAACATATCTGATGTCAAACTCCCAAAGAACTCATCCAATTCTTTTTCACTGATATCAATTCTCTTATAAACATCGTCACCAAAATGAATCTCAGAGATACATCCCTGCATCAACTTAAACACCATCTCCGTATTAGAATCATCATCAGACTTTTGCGTACTGAATAGTGTAGGATATCCCATAACAATTTTGATATCATCTGTCAGTTCAATCTCTGGTGTGTGATCAACACTCATTTGCACAGCAACTTCAGATAGGTCAACCTTTACAGAAACCTTTGTCTTGTTATCATCTGGGCAAGTGAGATTTAACTCGACAGTTTCACCTACGGACTTTCCTCTAACTTGAAGAAAGATATATTCCATGTCAAACACTGGTGCTGTTCTGCCATCAACAGCTCCAAATGTACACTCACTAACAATACTGGTGAGTGCGTCATTTATCTGCCGGTCATCCTCACCCTCCATTGCAAGAAGTAGGACTTTTTCCTCTTTTACTAGAAATGGTCTATACTTAATCTTCTCCTGTGTTGAAGGTACGACTAACTCATACTCTGGTATCTGTAGTTTTGGTAATGCCATAATGTTTCATCCTTTATAGTCTCCGAAGCACTTTCGGTATATTACTTAGTATCTGTCTCTGAACTCCATTTGCAACAGTGTCAATGATATCGTTCATGATGTTTGGTCCGTTTTGATTCTGGTCAAGTGGTGTCCAATATCTAAAAGACATGTTCACCGTTATTTTGAGATTTTCATTCTGCGACCCATAACTTAAATCGCTGCCATTGATGCTCTTAGGAAATGCATCCCACAACTTGAGTCCATATCTTCGCTGGTCTTTTTTGTCAAGTAGATAGATATCGACAAACCCTACATAATCTTTGTAGTATCCCACGTTCCAAGTTTGAGGATTGTATGCTGCCTTTTGCCAGTTCTCAAAAAACACCCTCTCCTCTAAATCAGAACTTGCCGAAAAGGTCATTGCAACTTCCTCTGCATATGTTACACCCTCTACGATATCTCTGGTTGGACCATAGATATTTGAATCCTGTGCAGTTGCTAGATTTATGCCTGGCAAGGTAACTGACTCACACCGTAGACCAACACCTCTTGCATCACCGCCCTGTGGTGATTGTCCTATCACTGATGCTGCCGCATTTATGATTGATGATGCCGTGCCGAGTTTCCCCGTTGACGGTGGGAACAAATTTACCTCATATCGATTGGGTTGTGCGTATCCCTCGTTTGAGTGGAATGCTGATAACACATCATTGAGAACACCTATCGCGGTTCCCTCTAAAAAGTTGGGTAGAATTGGCATTAGACCATGCTCCTAGATTCTTTCCATACTTCTGCCGCAGATGCTTTCTTGAACCTCTGCACAGGAAGTAGTGTCGCAATAGTAAATTCGTCTGCGTCAATTCTACGAAACTGTGACTTAACCTGTCCCGCAAGATACTTGTGAATCGTAGGGCGAATCAACCGTACATTTTTTAGTTTTTGATAATCAGCAACTATTCTTGTTGACTGATCAAATTTTGTGTTGTTTGAGAAATCTACAAGTCTGTCTAGTAATCTAATTCTTAGTGGTATCGGTAGGTAATGTAGATTGATACCAAGAAACCCGTCTGGATAGTTTTCAATAGGAAGCACTAAGGGAAATGTGTCATAGTACGGAAGTGTCTTCTTAAACTTTGGGTCATAGATAAACATATTCAACCGTCCAAAGAAAGGCCGTGTTGATTTTTTACCATCACGGATCAGGTCTAGTGCACTAGGGGTGCCAAGCTCTTTTATCTTATCTTTGTACCACTCCGTAGAACGTGGGCGTTCCCCTACTGCCTGTTTTACAGACTGAATGTATTTGCTCTCTGCCATAGTATTATTTATACGAGATACCTAATTCGTCTTCAGTTAAAATCTTGAACTCTAGACCTCTATCGATGCACCATTCATTTGCATATTTCCACTTTGCAGAGTTTACACCCCATGTTTTAACTTCACTGATATACTTTCTTGTCTTGCGTTTGGGTTGTTTAGGTGGTTTACATTGAATCTTTGGTTTTATCTCTATAATCATCTTCTTCACACCGCCATCATGTTGTTTTACCTTGATATAGAAATCTGGAAAATATCTGTGGACACGGCCATCTAGAGGGGATAAATAAGGTATAATGATTTCTTCACTACCCCATTCTAGAATGTTTTCACTGGTATCGCAGTATACCATGAACTTTCGTTCCCATAGTGAGCGGTAGACGATGTTGCGTGGATTGCCCTTATACTTTTTAGGGTTTGCTGGTGTATATCGACCTTTGTATGCCATTTGTTATAAATAATTTAAAGTATATAAGGATATTTAGACATGTCACTCAAAGATGCATTTGTAAACGTAGCACAGGGTGCCGCAACCAGTATTGCCAACAGAGCAGTGACATCAGTTATTCAAGGGGCTGCTGCTGGACTAAAAGGTTCTAACCCAACAAACGATACGTCAGTGCTAGGAGCACAATCCAGACAGTCACCGATTCTGTCTTATCCAGACGATGTTGCTGTTGACCCCATGCAAGGACATTACATATTGTTTGGTATTAGACAGACAAAGCCGGGTAAACTTGAAC